ACTACCTCGCCACGACCGAGCAGCCGCGTCACACGCCGCAGACTTTCACGGCAAGGCCCCTGGGACCGCGTCCAGTGAGCGCAATAGATGTCTAGGGCACTCCACGTCCCGGTCTGCTCCCCCGCGTCTCGTAGCGCGTCCTGTGCAATCTGCGCGGCTTGAAAGCCGCGATAGTCACGGGCATCGAGCACGGTGTCGAGCTTCCCGGCCCCGGCGACGATGCGGGCTTTGACCTGTAGGTAGTCAGCGGCGATGTCGACGACGGTGCCCCATCTTGCCGTATTGCCTACAATGAGGTCGGCAGTAGTGCCTTTCGACGGCGCGTCGGTGGTGGCGAAGAATACCTCTGCCGTCCAGGCGCCGGTACGTGGGAGCTCCAGGTTGCCTGAGACAATCGGTGAGCCACCGAAACTGTGGTCGGCCATGAGCTACCCTCGTCTCGTCGCTGCCCCAGCATTGAGGGCAGCGGGGCCTTGATAGTTTTTCTTGTTCGCTGCGGCAGTCGAGTTGGCTGTCGGGCCTTTTTGGACACCAACAGCTTTCGATTTGCCAGGGACGCCGTTCGGGTTAGCCTGATCAACAAGGCTCGTTGCGTGCTTCACATTGGCGTTGGCTGCGCCGCTGCCGATGCGCAGCACCTTCGGGTTGTAGCCTTCGAGGGTGACGTGGAAGATCAAGCCCTTGTCATGGGTCAGGATCGACTTCTTAACGAAGACGATCTGGTTTATGCTATGCAAGTCAAGGAAAGGGTGATACACGGGGACGGCGTTTCGACGAGATAGGTGGCGGGCTACGAGCTTGTCTTGAATCTTCAGATAGTCCGACATCCAGTCCTTGCCGGATGTGAGGTCGCGAAACAGCGACAAGGTGATCTTGATCGGCGTCGCGTCAATGCCGTGGCTGACGAAGCTACTGTAGTCGCTGCCGGGCTCCTTCCGCTTCTCAATGTCAAGCTCTAGCCCGGCCTCGATGGGGCGTGCAAGTGGGAGACTGTAGTTAAGTATGCGAATCCTATCGAGCGGGTGCAGGGTCGCTGTACCCGGAAGGGGAAAGGATCGTGTGTAGTAGGCGAGGTTGAAGCCCATGTGGCAAGGTAGCGGGAAGGTGGGGGCTTGGGGGGCAGCAGCGAGGCGACGACGCCGCCTCGCCGACTAGCCTTCGAGAGCGGTACGCTCAAACAACCTCGTCAACTCGCGGCGGACTTCGCGACCGATGACCTGCCCCGTCATCTCGGGGTCGGCGCCGCCGCTGACCATTACGTTTACGACGACGTCACCACGTCCCGATCCGGCGCCGCCTATGCCGAGGCTGTAGTTACGCCCTTGTGTCCCCGACAACGGGACGACGGCCTCGGGGCCAGCCTCGCCTATCAACGCCAGCGTAGGCCCGGTGACGATGCCGCCTACAGCCATCTCAGGGATGTCGATCTTTGGCACATCCCCACTGAGGCCCTGACCACGTCCCGCCGCAAAGCGGGCGATAGCTTCGGCTAACTCTGTGGGGTCTAGTGCATGTCCTACAGCGGCTTCGGTGGCGCTCAAATACCCCTCCTGACTAAAGGCTTTTCGTTGAACGTCGAAGCGTGCTGCAAATTTAGTCAGGTCTTTCTCGCCATGACGCCCCATGAGATCCACGAGCACGTCTTTGCTGACACCGTGACGGCCCATGAATTTTTTCTGATCTGCTGTGTCGAATGGGTTGGCGGCGGACCCCACCCCCTTTAGGATGCCTTTACCGATGAGGGCACCCGCATCTATCAAGGTGTCTCCGATAGCGTCAAGGAAAGCGCCGGGTTCCGCGTGGATGATCCTGTCAAACCAACCCCAAGCTTCCTGCAAAAAGACGATAAGCTTTTCGGCCATGGACGTGAGGGTTTGCAAAAAGCCTTGCATGTCGGAGTCGGTGATTTTACCTAGTCCTCCGAAGATCGCATCAGTCAGTTTCTCCATCGTGCCGAGAAACGCCTTCGCATTTTTAGGGTCGAGATTTTCCGTCACCTTCGTCAAGAACTTCTGGAGGGCAACGACGCCGGACCATTTGTCGACGGCTGTGGATTCAAGTAGGTCATTGAAGGCGCTCTTGACGTTTGAGATGGTGCCGGTGAGGGACTCGCCGCCCATCTTCGCTGCGAACTCGCCGACGCCTTTGCCAGACTCTTTCTCGACGGATCTGATAGTAGCGTTGAGGAAATCGTAGACGCCTACGCGACCCTCGCCCAACGTCTCTTTGACCTGTTTCATGATCGAAAGTTGGTCAGCTTTGGATTGATCTACAAACTTAGTTTTTCCTCCTGCCATACCAGGGATCTTGATTTTTTTAAAGAGAGGGGCTAGATTCGGATCATCTAATAAGGCTTGTGTGATTTTTTCTTCATTGAAGCCCGCAGCCCTCATTGATCCCATGTCTTCACCCATAGCCATTCCTCGTCCTTTAACTCGCGAGAAGGCTTGGATAACTTTGTCTTGCATCTGAGGATCAAGTGAAAACTTCGCCGCCTGATCGGCGACGACTTTGAACAACTCCATTGACTCTTGACCGCTGAAACCGGCAGTGGCAAGTTGCTGCACACCCTCCAAAACCTTGTGCGTGTCAAGGGGTGTTTTCTTCGCGAGGTCTTGAGCTTGCTTGAAAATCGACACAGCCTCCTCTTTGCTTCCCAGCATATACTCCAGGCCAGTGATCGCATTCTGCCGAAACTGCGCGGCGTCGATGACGGCGGTGGCGAAAGATCCACCAACATTGGAGATCATGTCCGTCACCCGTGTCGCCAAATTCAACGCACCACCCATCAGTGCCCCCGGCGCACCAAGAGCACCTTCGCCCACACCCCGCGCAAACCCGATCGCCATCTGCCGAGGGTTGATCGCCTCCTTGAATGCCGACTTTATCTGGTAGCCGAGCGTGGCCTTCATCGCCTTCTCTTGCTCTTGTCGGGTCTTCTCAATCGCCTTTTGGCGTTCCTTCTCAGCCTTCGCCGTCGCCGCCGCCATCGCGGCCTCGGCTTTGGCAGCTTCCTTCGCTCGCTTTGCCTCAGCATCACCGAGGCCGAGGGCGGCTTTACGTGCCGCCGTCAGCTCTGTCACATACTTCTTTGCAATCAACGTCGCGTCGACGGCGGCAACACCGCTGTCTCGCAGGGACTTCTCAAATTTCTTGAAGTTGCCGTCGCTGTTAGCAAAGAGCCCCGATGCCTTCTTGTCGAGGTCGCCGAGGCCGATGGCCATACGTGCCGCCGTCGTCGAGACGTCGTCTTTTAAGCTCGCAGACCAGACAGTGTTAGCCATGTGGCAAGGTAGCCGTGGCGAGGCCGTGATGTCGACGTCCCACCCCCACGCCGCCGACTCACCTTACCCCATGGCCCTCAAAGTCAAGTCGTCAGGCATCATCCGTCAACTCGCCGTCAACCTCAAGCAAGCGCCCAAGCGCATTCAGCAAGACGCCGCGAAACAGATTCAGCGTGAGTTGGCGAAAGCCATTGACAGGGAGTTTGAGACGAAGCAAGACCCCTACGGCAAGTCGTGGCAGCCACCGAAAGATGGCGGCGAGACGATGCAGAAGTCGGGGCGTCTTCGTCGAGGTTTCATCGTCGAGGTCGTCCCCGGCGGCGTCGGCTTGTCGGTACGGATCACCAACGAGGTCGAGTACGCGAAGTGGCTTCAGAGGGGCACCGAAAAGATGGACGCTCGCCGGATGATCCCTGACGGGACGTTGCCTGAGGCGTGGAAGCGCATTTTCGAGGACGCCTACGCGGCGGCGATAGCGAAGTGGTATGCGACGACAGATGCAAAGGCTTGAGGCAAATGACGCCCCGTCGCCGCCTCGCCATCACCGTAGCCTCGCCGTCGTCTACTCGACCTTGCCGCCGAGTGTTGTGATAATCGCCTTCGTGTTCTCGACGTTGTAGTGCGGCAGCCGCAGCAGTTGCCGCCACAGATCCGCCGCCATCTGAGCAAGACAGTATCGACGAGCCAGCGACAGCGACGATGAGGCTTCGACCAATTCTTCGTCGTCGGGGACGCCGAGGACTTCGGCAAAGCAGGCGACCGCCTCGGTGTGCGCGGCTTGCTCGGCTTGGGCTACTTCAGGGGCGACGGGGCGGGTCGGTCTTGAGCCCACCGCTTCGGCGCTAAAGCTGACCGTACGGTACAGCTCTAGCCCTTTTTTTTAACGTCGATGCCCGTGAAACCAGCCAGCTTTTGCAGCTCGGACGGGTAGACCATGCGATGTGCCAGCGCAAACAAGTCGACGAGGTCGACGTATTCTTGCGTTCCCACCGACGGCCACAGTAGCCGCGACTCAAACGACAGAACGTTGGCGTCCATGCGCATGTTAGGGTCATCGGGCGCGTCCCGCAGCTCGGCGATGTACTTGCGGGCATCCATGCCGCCGGGGACGCGGACGATGACGGCATGTAGACCGTCGGGATGCGGCAGGATGCGCACGAACTTCGCCGACCCCGGCAGCTTCGCCGTCGTCGCAGCCTTGGCGTCGGCGAGCTTGAGACGTGCCGCCTCGATCATCTCGTCGAAGTCTTGCTCGCTCATCTCGTCAGTCTCGACGCCGAGCGGGTCAACGCGGGGCATCTCAGCCGGGACGTCTTGGCCGGTGCCTTCGAGGGCGAGGCGCGTATGCCACACCACGGCGCAGCCGAG